ATCAAAATGAGATTCGCCACCACCTGCATTAACTGCTTCTGGATCGAAATTAATTGTTGCTCCACCATCTTCGTCTTGAGTTATTTGAATGTCTTCTGGTCCAACTTGTTCTTTAATATTTTCTTGTTGGGCTTCAACAATTTCGTCTTCTCCAGGTATTTTAATTTCAGTCTCTACGTTTGGTAGGGCTTTGTCTATATCTGCCATTTATATTCTCCGAGTTCCTTATGTTTGTAGCTTGTTTTGTCTGAACATTCAACCCTTGTGAGTCAGGTCCTTTTAAAGGTGGGATTTCCTTCCATTTAACGTGTTGCATATTTACAACAAGAGTTTTATTCTTCACGGAACATACCTCTTTTGTTTCTGTAGTCATCAAACATTTCGTATCCACTAATACCAGCAGATAACGCAAGACCTGGTAAACCAAATCTTCTAGATACAGTTTTCAACACACTTGGACTAATTCCAAGTCTCATAGTTTTTGCAATTGTAGGACTTAATCCTTTGGTAGCAAATTCAGTTGCAGGACCTGCAAATGCAGCTCCTAAATAGTTTGCTGGGTTAGTTGCAATCTCAGCTAATGAATCACCTTGTTGTACTTGACCTGCAATAAATAAAGGTTCAGTTGCAAGTAATGCAGCCGGTGTACCTAAAGCACTTAAACCTCTTCCTAAAGTTTTTAATGCAGTCTTTGTAATTCCAGATTTTTTTGCACCTAACGCTCCACTTCTCGCAGCCTCAATAGTTGATGGTGCGACTGCTGCAGTTCCTGCTACAGCACCAGCTCCAATAACAGGTAACTGATAATCTAATATTGCTGGTCTTTCTTGTGGTGTATCATCTAACGATCCTGTCACCATATCTATTAATAAATTTTTTTGTTGTTCTTCGTTTGATAAATAAGTTGATGGATCATCATTCATAAATGTTTTAACAGCACCAGTTGCTGCTGCACCAACTGCAGCTAGTGCACCAAACTTACCAGCCCCTCTTGTCAAAGGACTTTGTAAAAATTTTGTTGCTGAGTTTTTAAATTTGTCTAACCTACTTGCGTCTTGTGCTAATTTTTCTGGTTCCTTTTGTATTGCTTCTTCAACAGCATCAACACAACTTATTGTTCCACCATTTGCTTTTTTAGTTCTAACAATTTTACATATAGGTCCATTTGCTGCTGCATCTTCTCTTATATCAGAAAAAAGTTTGTAAGGGTCTGTATCAAAATCTAGTTGTTTTAAATTTTGTGATACTTTAGTTATTTCACTTTTTGGAATATTAGCCTGAGCCTCTTGAACGGCTTTAGCATTTTCTATAAAAAAATATCTATCAATAGGATCAGGTATTATTTTATCTATTGCTTTTATATTACCTCTAAAATTTTTTGGTGATACCTCCTGTATACTTTTACCTTCAAAAAGACCAAAAGGGTCGACTGTTTTTGGAGGATCTAATCCTAATCTATACATGTTTCTTGTGATAGGTTCTTCTACTTTAAAACTTTTATAACCTTTAGTTGCATAAGCAACAGCCGCTCCTTTATCATTAAGTTTGTTTATTTTATCTACATATCCTTTTGGTTTATTTTTAAAAAGTTTGTCTCTTTCTTTGTAGAGTTGATTTAAATAAGGATCTACGTTTTTTAATATTTCTTGATTTATTTGTTGAGGAGAATAACCAAGTGTTTCAAATTTAACCACCTGACTACCTAAATCATCCATATGTGATAATTGAGATGTTACACTTCCTTCCATGGCTCTTTCAAAAGCAGGAACACTAAATTTTTTAATTTTTTTCTTCCTAACCTCTTGAACTTTTTTTGCAGACTCTTCTGGGTTAAAACCTTTTTCTTCTCTGTATTCGTCAATTAATGCAGCTGGAATTGGTGTTATCTTTTTTTCTTCTATTAACTTAGAGACTAATTTACGAACCCTTGATCCTTGAGTTGATGCAGGTAGATCTGGATAAAGTTTTTTACCCATCGTCTCGCCTTTTAATTTTCCATAATTGTCCTCTATATATTTTAAAGATTCTGCATCTTCTAAATATGAAATATTAGGAGTGAGTGCACTATAACTTGTATTGTTATCTCTTAAAAGTTTTGCAATAGGTCTTGTGCTGGATTTATATGTTTCTGCTATTTCTTCTAATGTATCACCAGCTATAATTTTATTTTTAATTTTTTGTAGATCACCTTTTGGAATTTTAGTGTTAGCATCGTATTTTGCTTTTTTTGCAGCAGTCTGCGCATCTAATGCTTCTTTTTCAGAAGCAAAATATTCTATGCTTGGTTTTGCTTTACTTCCTGGTTTTGAAGATCCAGATCTTTTATATCTCCAAGGTTTTTTTGGATCAGGTGGGTTTGCAACTTTTTTAACAGCAGGATCAAGAGCTCCTTGTTTTTTTATCTTATCTTGAATAATTTTATCTGTTTTTTTAACCCACTCATCTCTTTCTCTTTTTGCTGTTTTTAATCCTGTAAATGTAAAAGGAAAATATTGTTTCTTTCCTGGAGCTCCTGTTCTTGATCCTCTAATCACATATTTCTTAGTGCCGCTTGGATATGTAGCCTCGTATAAATAAGGTTCGCCTTCTATTTTTTTAAAGGTTGGTTGAGCCATTAGACCTCCAGGATCTTAGCTAGTCCGCCTTTTGCAAAGTTTTGAGTGTTGTCAATAAACGTTGCAGTCAATCTATCGAATCTTGGATCACCTGGACGTAAGCCATTTGCATCTACGACATTGTTTAAAACTCTTTGCGTGAAGATTGCAATCTCCTCTGAACTTGCTCCTGATGGTAATGCTTCTGCAATCCTTGGACCAAAATATTTATTAACTAATGCTATAGGGTCTCCAGCAATTCCACCGCCACCTTCTGTAATATATTTAACATCAACTTCAGAAACTATGTCTGCGAATGTAGTATCATTAGGATTTTCTTTTTTTAATGCTTCTACTAAAAATTCTCTGGCACTTGCGCGTTTAACGGGTACATCACCTTTGTTACTCATTACTGTTCTGTATTGTGCAGCGAGTTCAGGGTCTTGTTTTGCTAAAGATCTAATTGTTCTTTCAAATCCTGCAAAGCCTTGTTCAAGTGGAATATCCTCTATGACACCTGAGCCTGAAGGTGGTAGATCCATATCAGTTTGAATTTTTTTAAAGTCATCTATTTTAACATCTCCTCTAACAACAGGATTTATAGTTGCTTTTGATAAATCTACTGGTTCATCAGGAACTATAAATGGTTGGTTATCAACCATTCCTACTTCATCTCTCAAAGACGCTAAACCTTCTTGATCCAGGTTCCTGGTCCCTGTTGCCAGGTCCGTGATGTTTGCGACTTGTTTCGGACTGAATACTTCATCAACCTTTTGCATGTTCTCTAATAACTTATTGGCCTGAACATCGTTAAGCTTGCCAGCTGTTAGATAGCCGATAGAACTTTCTAGTTCTTCTAAGATTTTATTTTTACCTAAAAAACCGATTGCTTCGGTATTGATGTCAGCGTCGATGAACCCTTCAGGATTTTTACCCTTTCCTAAAAAAGTAATGTTGGATCGGGAACCGAGGACATTGTTCATATTCCCACCTAACTTATTAAATAATGCTAGTATTGCTTCTCCAGCTTTTGGTAATATTTGTTTAACCATAATACTTTACTTCTCCTCGTACAATAGGTTCATCTTGATAATCTTCAGGATGTCGAACCAAACCACCCTGTCTAATTCTCATGATGGCTTGTGTCGTACTGTCGACATAGTCATCATATTCTCCAAATGGGAAAGAAGCACATTCTTCAATGACTTCCTGTGCAAAGTGTTCATGCATAGGGGCCCAAATTTTACCACTCTCGAAGAGAGGGGCTACGGAGTTTAATCTTGTATGTTTATCATTTCCTCGGCTAGGAGTAAAGTTAATTACTGGGATATCCATCTGTCTCAATTCATGTGTCAGAGGTAGTCCAGAAGCTTTTGCTTCAACGATTACCATGTCAGGATTCCAATCTCGATACTCTTCCAGGGCTACTCGCCGGAGTTCTGGAAAGTCATAACGGTCTTTAAATGCATTTAGGAGTATAATATTCTGTCCTGAATCCTCGGTCGTAAAGACACCCCACGTGGTTATAGCACTAAAGTCAGCAGATGCTTTTTTAGTAAATGCTGTATCATAACTTTGTATAATATAATCTAAAGGTGGTGGATACTTAGCCTTCCAATCACGCCACCATTCTCTTTTTAATATTGCTCCTTCCTCAGCAGTCGGGTTCTGCATATATTGAGCCAACCAGTTTGAAACGGGGATCGAGGCTTTTGTTTTAAGTAATTCTTCTGTTGTCCAAAATTCTGGCCACACGGGTTTACCGTCAGGTAGGATTGCAGGTAGTTCTACAACTTCCCATTGATCACTCCCTTCTTCGGATTGAGCTTTTAATAATTGACCCGTTATATCTTTTGTAGACCATCTAGTCATTACAACCACAATTGCACCACCAGGCTGTAAACGTTGACGTGGACCTGACGTGTACCAATTCATTGCTTTGTCAAAAGCTTTACTGTCTTTTCTAATATCTTGTTCTTTGTGTGGATCATCAATAATTAATAAGTTCGCACCACGACCTGTGATTGCTCCACCAACACCGGCTGCAAAGTATTCTCCACCTTGATCGGTTTTCCATTTCCCTGCTGCCTGACTATCTTCTTGAAGTCTAGTTGCAAAAAGTTCTTTGTAGTTTGATTGATCAACTAAGTTTTTAGTTTTACGACCAAAGTCTATCGCAAGATCTGCTGTGTGTGTTGCTTGAATAATTTTTAGTTTAGGATCTTTTCCAATCATCCATGCCGGAAGTAGGTATGAAGCAAACTCCGACTTCGTATGTCTTGGCGGCATGTTAATAATCAGACGTTTAATTTTCCCGTTAGCGAGATCATTAAATTTTTTATTAATAATTTTATGATGGGACCCCTCTATAAACTCAGGCCACACGTACTTAACAAAACTTAAAAAATTTTTTGTAATATTTGGTCGGGCTTCATCTAATGCTACACTACGCTCAAGTTCGATTAGATTAGCGGTTTCGTCTGGGGTCAAACCTTGATATTTTTTTTCTAAAATTTTTTTGTTAGGCATATCTACAATATGTTTTCAAAACTTATACCATAATCGTCTAAATCTTCAACTTTAGTCATGACTTAGGATCCCTTTTGTATTTAGGGGGGATTGCCTTTTTGTTTTGCGATCTAGAATGACTACCTGTCTGGTACCTCTATGGGTGGGCCCGCCAGGGAGGGGGTGGGCCCGCCCGGTATATCTAGAAAAATTTTTTTCTTGACACACTATATATAGTGTATGCAATTTTAGCTATGCAGTTTTTGCATAGGATGTTGTAGGATTTGTGGCTCATGCCTAAACCACAAACCCTAGCGAGATTAAATCAGAAAGGCATTTCCGATTGTTCTGTTTCTTTCACTTCATCATTTAGTACAAGTGGTTTATCAACTGCACTAAAACTAACTTCTTGTAAGTGGTAAGAAATTCTTTCCCTGTCCTCGTTCAATGTATCAAGAGCCAACAACTTCCTAACAGCAGTTGTTAGAGTGTACATCTTTCTATCGTGTATTCTATAACTGGGAATATCTAAAAAGATTTCTTTCTCAATTATAAAAAACTTTTTTTCATCTAAAGGTTTTGTCATATTATATTACTCCTAGTATGGTTAAAATAATGTAGCCATACAAAAGTACAGCTACATTAAAGATTGCTAATTGAATACTCACAGCTTGATACTCCAACTATCAGACGCAGTTCTGTATCCATCTTGATCAACATCAAAATAAGTCATTAACATACGACCACTTTTTGATATCCAATATCTGCACTTATCTGTCCACAATGCATTTCTTGTTATTGTTTTCTTATCACTTGCTGAAAAGTAAGTGATTTGAAAAGGTTTATTATTTATCATTTGTTTTCTCGCTTTCTATAACCTTAAGTGGTTATGGGATTAATATACATTAATCCCATAATTAAACAACAATTAATTTAGGTTATTTACTTTTTTTTCTTCTTGTTGCATATATGCAACACGTTCTGCTATCTTTTGCTCTCTAGTTTTTTCAGTATTTTTCATACCTTTTATTCTTTCAGCTAGATTTTTCGGATTATAAATAACAAGCCCTGTACTATTAGTTCTTATTATTTCGTGGTCAGTAATTTCAACGCCAAGTTCATTTGCTAACTCGATCGCCTCGTCTAACCATTTGTAGCCCTTTAATCCAATCTTGATTTCTTTCATTTGTTTCAATACTGAATTAATCCATTTTTCGTGAGCCACAACAAATTGACCTTTACTCGCTTTCCAAGAAACAAGAAAATTAAATTCTTGTTCAGTACAAGCAATAGACCTGTCACGACAATAATCACGACCAATTAAATCAAGTTGATATTTTTCGTTCCACTCTTTACCATACTTGGTTTCATTGTTTCTTCCACCACTCAATCCAAGATACTCATTGTTATTATCAACAAATTTTCTTTTATGTGGATTGTCGTCTTTGTCAGCTTGTTCAATTAAGATATCAGCATTACAATTTTCTTGTGCGTTTATCTCATCTCTAAACAAGGCAAAGCCATAACTACTATCACGATTAGAAGAATAATTATTATTAGTATCAATATCGCCATTTAATCTAAAATCAAAATGTTTTTCTATTGGTTTCTCAACCATTGATACATTTCCATTATAGTCTTTTTCTTCTGCTAGACCTTGATAGTGAAAATGGAAACAACTATCTTTTGCAATAGTTGAAACATTTTCAAACTTGTTTTGTAAGTAGTAAGCTTTCTCTACATCTTCTTCGGTATAGTGTCGTCTTACTATGTCTTTTGCAACTGACCAAGCTTTGTCATTTAGATCAACTTGTTCCCCTTTGAGAGTGTCGTACTTTTTCTTCTCTTGAGTATCTTCTTGAAATAAAGATTGCTTGATACGATTTGCAACTTTGTTTCGGTACTCTTGGTTTAGTCTTATTCTAGCCATTTGTCCTCTTTCTTTGTTAGTGTTTAATGTTTATCGGCTCGTGGGGTTTATTCAGATTGCCCCACGACACCTTTGCAAATTGTAAAATTGCTGAATTTATTTTTATTTGCATAAATATTCTTTTAAACTATTGACTTTTAAAGTCAAGGGATTATATAAGATATTATATTAATTTATAAAAACTTTAATATCAATTAAAGCAAACTTGCGAGAGGTAGTTCTAGTGTAGAACACTCGCAAGTTGCATAACAAGAAAGAGGACAAGATGACGAAAGAAGAAATAAGGGAAGAAATAAGGGCTATTCTTAAAGCCTTTCACTATGAAAGTGATACCGAAAATATGTCTAAAGATGTAGTAGTAGCTTTAGAAAATTTAGTGGGGGCTTTAAAATGACATTAAAATATTGCCAAAGTCATAAGTGCCATACTTATGATACAAAGGACAGGAAACGAGGCTCGAAAGATAATCGAGTTAATCAAACTAGAAGAAGATCAACCCTCTATTATGGAAAGGGAAATTTTTGCTCAATGAATTGTTATAATGATTGGGCAGAAGATTTCATTGATAGAGCAGTAGATCAAATTAGTGGCAGACTTCACGAACCAATGACATTAACAGAAGAAAATGCGTGGCGACGAGTTTGGAACCCAAACAGATATGATCGAGATTATAATAGGATTGAAAGTCAACCCGATTATATTGAAAGGAATATGATTACCAATGAGGTAAGACCTTTACAAAATCCATAGTTTCATCTGTCCTTGATGATTTCCTAGTTTAGAATTATTCTAAACTAGGAAAAATTTTTTTGTTTTTTTTTTTGGGTGGGCCCCCGCCCTAAAGCCACAAGCTATGGGTGGGCCTCCCGCCCCATGGTTTCAAGCTATGGGTGGGCCCGCCCTGTTAGGGTGGGCCTCCCGCCCGTAATTTACAAGCTCCGGGCTGTCAAGAAAATTATTTTTATTTTTTACTTGTGGGATATCCTGGGACCTGCTATAGTAGCAGCATCACCCGTTTGCAGGTATCCGGTGTAAAACTCAAACCTGCAGAAAGTAGGACATATGACAACACAAACTGAAGAGAAAAAATACGAACGTAAGAACAGGTTCAGCGGTGAGTCCGCAATGCTTACAGCTGATGAAGCTAAGAGACATGACCGGATCTTTATCAATGAGCTTGCAGCGACGCTGGAAGATAAGGCTGCCGGCATCGATGGCACGTCGAAGCTATGGGACCAGGTCCGTAAGGATCTTAACTGGTTCAGGCAGCACAACGCCAGCGTTTATATGACGTTACTTGACTAGCCGGAGCAGGGCCCGCAAGGGCCCTTATCCACTGGGGTGGGCCCGCCCCTGAAGCGTCAAGCTACAAGCGGGCCAGTTGACAAGCTCACAAGCTTATAGTATAAGATTTTATAGGAGAAATAATTATGTTAAAAAAAGAAGCAAGAGAAATAACGGGCGGCCTTAGTAAGCCGTCAAAGATGCCTGGACCAGCTCACAACCTGCCGGCTCAGGCATGCAAGACCGGCGCTAAGCTGGTGAAGGTCCCGGGCTCAGTATGCGCGGGCTGTTACGCCCTGAAGGGTCGCTATAGATTTAAAAATGTTCAAGACGCATTGCAACGACGCCTGGCAGCATTGCAAGACCCGCGCTGGGTCACCGCGATGGTAACACTGATCAAGGACCAGGACTGGTTCAGGTGGCACGACTCCGGAGATATTCAAAGCGTGGAGCATCTAAAAAATATTTTTGAAGTGTGCAAGCTTACGCCCGGCACCCAGCATTGGATGCCAACACGTGAAGCGCAATTTTTAAAAGATATTGACCCGGCCACGGTTCCGCCTAATTTAATCATTAGAATGAGTTCACACATGATAGGACAGGGACCAGTTAAACAATGGCCCTGGACTTCTACAGTATCGACAGCCCCTGAAGCTCGGACATGTCCGGCCCCGGACCAGTCGAACGAGTGCGGCAGCTGCCGTCAGTGCTGGGACAGGTCCACACCTAACGTGTGTTATGGTAAACATTAACATGACTCACAGATGGTATCACCCGAAATATTACGCAGAGCTCAGGAAGCAGGGCCGGAAGTTTACAAGCTCTCAAGCTCCAACACGCAAGCCTTCAAGCCTTCCCTCAAAGGCTCAAGCTTCAAGCCTAAGTCCACAAGCTCCAGGATCCGAGCACCAGGGTACAAGCGCACAAGCTGGGGATCCGGGGAACAAGCAACAAGGATAAAGGTATTCAAATTATGTTTCATGTGAAAGGCTATTTGGTGGGGTGAAAAGCGTATTTTGTTAACCGATGTTAACTTCAATTCTACTGTAAAAAAGGACCCACTAGGAGCATAGCCCAACAGATCAGGAGTACCGTGTAAACTACGGTTTTCAAGACGATTCCATATAATTTTACTTTTAGTTCCTTTAAGATCACGCCACAAATCCTTCTCTAATTTTATCAAGTTAACTTCAGAAGTTAATTAGAGTTTGCCTATGATCTTTGGCATCTTCCAAGTACCACCTCTTTTAAGTCCTTTTAGATTTAAAATGTGAGTGTCTCTATCACCAATCATTCGAGTTTCCAACAACTGAATTTCAACTAGGTCTAATTTTTCTCCGTTAGGTAATTCAAATTGAACTCTTGCATTTTGTGCGGCTGGTGACACTAGGAATTTGTCTAGATATTGTCTTAATTCTTTTGCTTTCATATATTGTGTTTATATAAGATATTATGTATAAAGCAAGCATGAGTCAAGAAATTGTCAAAAAGAAGGCAGCTTACCCTACAGAGCTTACAGAAATGCAGAGAAGATTCTGTGAGTATTTAATCATGAATGAGGGTAGAACTACCAGAACTGAAGCGGCTATCCATGCTGGATATAGCTCTAAATCTGCAACACAAGAAGCAGCAGGGCTGATTCAAAATCCTAAGATTCAAAAATATTTACAGCATAGATCTAACGAAGTTAATAGAGCTTTTACTGTTACTAAAAACAACTATGTTAGAAGACAACAAGTGCTATCACAGAAGCTAGTTGATGATGGTAAGATAAAAGATGCAGCACCATTTGAACAATTAATAGGTAAAGCTACTGGTCAATTCGTAGAAACACACCTACACGGCAACTTAAATGAAATGGCTAAACAAGAAAAACTTGACGAAATAAAAAGGTTGAAGACTTTACAACAAGAACGCCTTAAGATATCGTCAGACTAATAATTTAGTCAACTTAACCACACACCCTTTCGGGAAAACATTCCTATCAGAAAATGAAATATCTTTATCTTCATATGAAGCGAACGTCCAAATACATTTGGAAGTCTTTTTGTATATGTATGCATGTGTTATCATTTTGCTGCATTCGAATTTATCAAATTCTTCTGCTGATGCATGTCCCGCATCCCCAGTTATATCGATCCACTCTATCCGATAAAAATAATAAGTCTTCGGACCAATCTTAACGTGTCTGTATTTTGATTTCTTCTTTTTAGGCATAGTCTAGGTATATACTTCTCTCAATGATTTTTAAATTTAAAAATGCAAATCATATGTGCGCGTCCCTTATTTTGTTGGTATTGCTAGCTTTTTTGATCATTTTAGTAAAATTGTATCTTTTGTAACCAATT